AGGACACCATAGATGTCCTCAAAGAACAGTGCAGTGATGGCAGTTGCCATACCTCCAGACACCAAAACAGCTCCCCTGAGGAGAGCTGTCTGAATTTTAGAGTTTGTAATCTTTTTCATAATAGTCCTATAATTAAGAATATCTGTATTGGAAAGTATGCCATACAGAAGATAGCAATATCAGTAACCCATTCTTTCTTACACTCCATAGTGAATAATGGAGCTAACATAGAGAGTGATACAATAGAGAGCAGTATACAACCCACAATCTCCCTATTGTAAGAGCTTAACACACTGGCAGCAGGAACTGCAATACCTAACATTAAGACTGTGCCAACTATGGCAAGCCCTAAAATCTTCATAAATTCTTTCATAGTTTATCTGAATTAAGTTTCTCAAATTCATTTTGCTTCCAAGACTCAATCTCATCATAAGAGTACTCTCCAACTATCACAGGCTGGAGTAACATGTTACCATAGTAGCATTCTGTGCATTCCATCACAGTAGCAACCACATGACCATTGATAATCTCAAGGTCTTCAGCTCCTATTTCCTTGCAGAATTCTTCTTGCAAAGCAGGATTCATCAGTTCATCAATGCTGTTGTACATTTTTGTTTATTTTAATTGTTTGATTATTGTTCTTGACAGTTGTCTTAATTGCTGAGACTGTGTAATCTTTGCTAAACTAACAGCTAGATTCTGTTAGTCTGCAGAGACCCAGGGGGGATGAACCCCAACTGTCAAAGACAGGGGGAGGTGTTATATGTTATCCTCCACTTATACACATACAATTCAGATTTCAAAAAACATCCTCCCCTTTTATACATACCTTACATTTTTAGATAAAATACCCTCCCTTTTACACCCATCTTATATTTCCTTAAAAGTAGTTATAAAAATAAAGGAGAGAAACTTCACAGCCTCTCTCCTTCACATTATTAACCGCATGAAAAAACTAAAAACTAAACACCTCCGCCTTTTACACAATTATTAAAGAAATCTTCTCACCTCTCTTTAATGCTGGTTGAATATAATTATCTACCAACTTATAATAGTAATTTGTTGATTGAAGTACTTTACCTTTCTCTAGGTTTTTTCCTGGGAATATACATCCAAGACTTTCCTCAGCTGTATTACCTGGATGGATTCTTACTCCAGAGAATCCCTTAACATCATCGATATGAACTACCATACCATTATACTTCTTGGCCCAAGGTCTTGAAGCAAACTTGGGGGAATATGTCATAGTGACTTTATATGTACCTGTTGGTATGGCTGTTCTTCCATAAATTTTCTTAGCTTCTATCTCATAGGATTTCATGGCATCTGTAAGACCTCTGTCCTTATCCTCCAGAGTCTCAGAAAATCTTGTTCCATTAATATACATGACTCCTATAGTATAGTCATCTTTCTTCCACTTTCTCTCTATTCTGATAATCATAGGCTCTCTTGACTTGTTTGGGGGTTATAGTTGTTACCGAAGAATTTAATCAACTGCATCTGCAAATCAGCCACTTGCTGCCTTAACACCTCATTTTCTTTCTGAAGTGCTTCTATCTTTTTGTTCTGGGCAGTAATAGTATTGCTGTTGTATTCTATGGTAGCTTCCATCATTTTCTTTTGAGAGTCGAGAGTTTCCTCCATCATTTTCTTATAGACATCAAACGAGTCATTCATGTTTTTAATTTGCTGGGAATCTACTTCAGTATTATACTTTCTCTTCGTTAGTATGAAAGTCACAATACTGGACACTGTAGTACAGAACAGTCCTGTTAGTGTTATAATTACTTCTGAAGCCATAATTCTATATTTTAACCATTTAACCTAAAGTCTCTTAACCCTTACAAAGGTAAGGGTTTTTTATATTCTGCTTTTTTGACTAAAGAAATGTCTGAGGGAGAATATAGAAATGTCTTATTAAAAGGATTATTTAGGTGCTTTCAGAGACCAGTAATTTACCTTATCTTTGCAACAAAGTATCTAGATATGAATAAATGGTTGATTTTAGCTGTTATTAGCTTGGGAATTGCTTTATTTGCATCTGTGAAACAAGGTATCAATGCAAATAAAAAATGGGAGATAGCTATGGCTAATGTAAAAGCCTATAGCAAGATGCTGAGCGAGGAGGAAGGCAAGAGCACTGCTTATCAGTTGACTATAGATCAGCTGAAGTCTTATCAGGATTCTATACTCAAGAAGCTGAATGACACAAGAAAAGAACTGGGTATTAAAGACAAAAGGCTCGAAGTTATGCAGTATGTAGCTTCCAGCTTTGTAAAAGCAGATACTATTGTTTACAGGGATACTATCTTCAGAGAGCCTTCATTTGCCGTGGATACACTTCTTGGAGATGAATGGTATAAAATAGAACTAGGCTTGAAGTATCCTTCCACAGTAACTGTCAAGCCTGAGTTCAAGAGTGAGAAGCATATAGTAGTCTTTACCAAGAAGGAGACTGTCAATCCTCCTAAGAAATTCTTCCTCTTCAGATGGTTCCAGAAGAAGCATTTAGTGCTTAAAGTGGATGTTGTAGAGAAGAACCCTTATGTAGATGGAGAAACTAGCAGGTACGTAGAAATCATAAGATAGATGTTTGTTATCATTTGGTACTCCCTTGTCTGTGAAGATAGGGGAGTTTTTCTTTTCAATGTTTAAAGGATTGGAAAGAATTATTAGAGTCTTTCCCCTACCTCCTGAATAGCATCTACTACAGTCTCATCAAGTAGTTTTGCATAAACTTGTTCAGTAATTCTTGTGGAAGAATGTCCGCAGATTTTAGATACTATCCTCATATCCACACCTTCATTGAGTAGTAGTGTGGCTCCAGTATGCCTTGCCCAGTGAGTAGATATAGGCTTATCTATACCTGCTGCTTGAGCTACAACTTTAAGGTATTCATTGTATTTTACATTACTGATAACAGGAAGATGGAAGTTATATTTCCTCAGTATGTCCATAGCAGGGAAAAGTATTGGAATGGTATACCCTTTGCTTGTCTTATGCCTGTTACCTATATATACAGGAGTGTCTTTGATATACTGTATGTTCTTTGTACTGAATGATGCAAGGTCAGAATATGCCAAGCAAGTATAGGTTTGGAATACAAACAAGTCCCTTACTTTCTCTAAACTATTGGTAGGCATAGAAGAGTTCTTAATAGCATGAAATTCCTCCAAGGTAAGATATTTATTAATACCTTCAGAAGTTTTACATTTATCTATATTAAGCCATTTATATGGATTTCTTGTTAAGAGGCCCTCATCTATAGCATCTGTGATGAAAGAATTAAGGAATCTGTGATAGTTATTCCATATACTATATGGTTTCATATTTCTGCTATGTAAATACCTGTCATAGGTTATAATGTTTGATTCTGAAATATCTGAGAATTCTATAATCTTTCCCCAGGTTTTGAACAACCTAAGAAATCTGTCATACCTCTTCTGACTGTCAAGAGCCTTACCATACTTTCTTATAGAGGCTCTCATCTCACAGTATTCTATGAAGTTGACTTTACTTGTCCTTAGTTTATTTAACTTATCAGGTATGAGGAAAATATCTACATTGCCCTCACTCATCATATCTAGTATAATTTGCCTTACATTTGTTAGTAGCTTTTCCAAAGTCTGACTTATCTGATGGATGTCTGTCCTGTTGGTAATCTTACCTTTCTTCCATTGATGAGGATAAAGCATAATACCCGTACTTATATACTTTTGCTTATAGTCGTATGATATTCTCATTTCTACTGAGGACATTCTTGATGGACTTGCTATCTTTCTTCTGTCATAGACAAGTGTTATTTGTGGGCTCTTGTTAATCATTGTTAAATATTTGTTTAGGGTTAAAGTTGGGGATAAAATTAATGACAAGTGTAATTAATCACTGTCAAAGTGTAATGAATGTGTAATTAATGTGTAATTAATTTTAGATGGTAGTGTAATGAATACTTTGATAGGATTGAATGGTTTTAGGTGAACAGAATAACAAAAAAGAGAACCTCATTCAGGCTCTCTTTTCCCTGTAGTCGATAGGGGAATCGAACCCCTATGCCAAGATTGAGAATCTTGTATCCTAACCATTAGATGAATCGACCAACTATATGGTGCACTTTCGAAACTTTCCCCCTGGCGGAAGGAGGGGGATTCGAACCCAGAAGGTGTGCAGGCAGGATAAACAGGTGAGA